GTCGTTTAGACCTACAGTCGGAAGTTCACTTATTTAAGTGTGCTATGTCGTTTTTTAGACTTAGTATTTCTAGTCACAATTCCAATTGTGCTCTAGCGCACACACATTGTGTGCTATGAAAGTTCTGGTGGAACTATAAACCACCACCTAAGACTATGTGAAGATAGCAGTTGATGTTTAATATTTCTAAATATTATCAACTGACCAAATCTTATGATGTACGACGGTACCTTACTAGTAGTATACTGATACTTTAGTTAGTAGTCCGTGTCGATCTATTTTAGATCGGATACTTCACACCATCCCCGAGCATTTGCTCATCGTAGATTTTATCTACACGTTCCTTTGGAACATTCTCCTGCTCCCTTAAACTAGCACTGTTTAAAGGCTTTAGGATTTTAATGGCAATTTGTGTAACCCCACCTGCAATGCATAAAGGGTGACCAAGTGGATAACAGCCAATTCGCGAGATTGACCTGAATTAGGAGAAGAAGATGCGTAAATCACTAACCTGCGAAAAATAAAGAGGTTGAGTGTAGCCTAGTAACTCTATCATATCGATCAACCGAGCCAAACTGCCCATCTTGGAGCTTAGCAGAACCCTGCCTAGGGCGACCTGTACGCTATACTTATTTGTTATTGAATGATCATTGTTTGAGAACTTTTGTTAGTAAGGGATCATCCCAATAACTCAAATCAGCAAATATTAAAATGACTTTTACTAGGAATAACGATTTTGCTACTGTTGCTGGAAGTAAGGGCTCCAGTAACCCCACTGTGTACCCCCGAGGTAATTCCTTGGGGGATTGCGACACAGTGCTCCGTTCTAAAAAGAACACCAAACCCTCAGAGAAAATTGGGGTGTTGTGGCCTCTCACAATTCAAACTCTACGCAGTCAGGCAAGTTCCCGAAAGCGTAGTAGATTTCTGAAAGATATATACCAATCCTGCCAAAAAAGGAGAATTTGGAAAAACGAGTTTGCTTTTAATGCAACTCTCTTACAGAAGACTATACAAGAGAAAGAAAAAGAAGAGAGATTACATCTGGAGGAAGAAAGAAGGAACAACAGACGAGAACGAAGAATACTTCGGTTACGCCAACGTTGTGTCGCTTCAGAAGTGAAGGTAATTACTGACCATGAACAGATTGTGAAGGGAATAGTACGTCCCACTACAAAAAAGGTTAGTAAAACTTTACGAAATGAACCTGGTGTTTCCCGCCAGAAGAAGGTGGATAAAGGGAAATTATGCGTCTCTACTCGAGGCGCATATGTCAGGAAACGTCGCAAAGGCGTTTTTAAAGACAAAAGGGGTTTTGACAGAACTAAGGCACGATCCATTTACAATCAGGTTGTAGTACAAATATCTAAGATTGTATATAAACCTCTAACCCCGGAGGTTTTACTTTTATTGGATCGTTCTACCAAAATTCGAATAAAGCAGTACGAACTATGGGAAAAAACCCACATCAAGATTCGAAATATTGCTAATTCAGTCCCCCAGGCGATGGTAATTGGGGGTTTTGGTAGAGGAGGAAGGAAAAAGAAGAAGGTTACCTTCAAATTACCGGTTCAAAATCGGAAAAAGAGATCGCGGAAAAAGAAGGAAGAAGTTTCTAAGCCGTGCACCTGTAGCGAAGGAGATTATTGTACGCACTGTCATCCCGAGTATCCTGATTGGGAATTTGACAATATGTGTAATTGTTCAAGGTGTTTAACCTGTCCTGGATGTAAGCTTATTGTGCCCAAACATGGTGAATACTGTGATCTGTGTACTGGTGAAGGTGATTATTGTAGACCAGTGCCAATACCAAGTGTACCCCAGGCTGATGTTACCGCTGATACTCTGGCTACGATGGAAGAAATGTCGGAAAAGGTCAAGGAAAGAGTTGAGAGTTTACCTGAGTCAGATTCTATCATCCGTTTTGCAGAGACGGTAGGGATTCTGATTTATCAAATAATGCGTAGCACGGATCTGATGGATACGGTTTGTGCAGTAGTGGGATTTATACAATCTCACACTAGTGGGTCTCTTCTCGGTAATCTAAAAGACATTATTCTTCAGCTCGCGGGAGTTAAAACAGAAAATTCTCCCGTTCCCAATTCTATGTGGTCAGATACATGGAAAACTATCAGAACCAATCCAGTGTGGTCCCATATGCATAAGATTATTTGCGCGGGTTTTACGGTGCTTGGAGGTCATGAATCTAAGTGTACGTTCGAGTTAGGGAATTACCAATTGGTAACCTTCGAAGCACATTCCCGCACTTCAAATGGTCTCGATATAATCGATTCCGTTATTCAGAGTGCTGAGTGGATTTTTGAAACTGGTGTGCGTTGTCTCCACGATCAGAGCCTAGCCCCAGCTATTTATGCAAGTCCTGAAATTGAACACATCCACAATGAGTGGTTTTCCTTGACTAGCTTGAAAAGTGCTGTGGAAAATGGAACGGAGGAAATAGACATCCCCAGTTTTATTGAGCGTATTAACGCTAATTATAAGAGACTGGGTGATCTTAAACTCTCTAAGAACCATTCCGTAGCTAATGAAATTGTGTCTAAGAAGATGAAAGAACTGATGAACCTTAAGGAGATTTGTCAAACACGCCTTAAGAATGCGTCCTTGAGGTTCCAACCTATTGGCTTCAAGGTGTCCGGTCCCACTGGGGTTGGTAAAAGCACTACTGCTGGTATTCTTTTGCAGACTTCAATTACTGCTATGGGTTATGACTACGATAGGAATAAGTGTATTGTTATGAATCCTAACGATGCCTACCATTCTAATTACACACAAGATGTACAAGGCATCGTTTTGGATGACGTGGCTAATTCCAAACCTAGTTCAAGGAATAACACACCACACACTGATCAGATTCTGTCCTTCTTTAATAATATACCAACTCAAGCAGTGAAAGCGGATGTTGATTCGAAGGGCAAAATCTGTATTGAGTTCAAAGCTGGTGTCATTACCACCAATGTGAAAGATTTGGATGTTTCATACTACTCAAATTGCCCAGAATCTATTCTCAGAAGAATGTGGCATATACATCAGGTGGTTAAACCAGAATGTTGTATTCCTGGGACCACCATGCTTAATCGCGACCACCCTTCTCTCAATAATGAGTGTCAGGAAGATTCAGATTGTTGGGAATACCACATCGAAGAATGTGTTGTTAGACCTGGATTATCTGACAATTACGTGTGGCATTTCCAAACCTATGTGCACACTAACGAGAACGGTACAAAGTCACAATGCCACCGTCTAAGTTTGCGTGAACTAATAAGTGTTGTCCGTGACATTTCCCGCCGCCATGCTGCCAGCCAAAACAGATTATTGGATACAGTAGGTAAATTTAAACGGGAAATTTGTTCTGCGTGTTGCTTCCAGAAGTGTCAGTGTTCCGTTGGGCAAGAATCTTCAGCTAACCCCACAGTTCCTAATTCTATGCACCATGTAGTGATGAGATGGACCGTGGAAAATTTCTTTAGGGAATACATCAAGAAGATGAATTTTTTCAATTTCCCTGAGATGAAGAGTGAACTGAGTATGCTGAAATCCGATGTCGTGGATGATTGCGTTTGCCTCTCCCGATCAATGATGGCGCAAACTGCTGAATTTCTCGATGCTAATTTACCTGACTACGCTGTTGGGTCAAAGACCTATATGAGATGGCGGAGTTGGTTGGACGTTGCTGCCGAAGAAACTGAATATCCATGGCGTTATGGCCTGTTCTATTATGGCTATTATGCCTTTTTGTTTCTTGGATCTTTCCATTTGTTTTTCGGTTTTCAACTTGTTGTTAGTGCGTTTTGCTTCACTTGCGCTTATACGTGTAGTGTTGTTATGGGATCCGTCATAGCAGTGAGGAAGAAGAAAGTGATTGAAATGATTAGCAAGCGTCGTAAAGACGTTGGGAAAGTTACTAAACGCCTTGTGACCAAAGAGTTTGAACAACAATGCGGATTCATTGTCACTACTTTACTGCTTTGCATTTCAGTGGTCGTTATTTGGAATGCTGGCAGATCCAGACCTCAAGCAATGGAAGATGAAAATGGAGAACCCACCGTAAAAGAGAGGTCTAGTTATTTGGGGAGTATACTTTCCATGAATTACTTTAAGAAAAAGAAAGGTTCTACACGTATAGAGGATGCTATGACGAAGTTGAGGAATAACCAGGTCCGAGTATTCGCCAAAAGTATGGAATGTGAGATCCCCACCAATGGATTCTTTGTGAAAGATGGAGTTTTAGCAATACCAAAACACATTCTCTACAACCTCACTAAAGACGGCCACGCAATTGATCTTAGAAAAGATTTACGACTCCGTATAGTTCGAAACTCTTCTGAGGGTGGTTCGCTCAAGGAGCTTCCTATAGGAGAATCTAATGTGTTTAAAACTGAGACTGATCTTTGCTTCGTACATGTTCCTCATAGTCCTAGTTTTGCAGATGTGACAGATTGGTTTGACGATAGTTCCTATAACTTTGGTACTAATATGCAAGTTGTAGTACAAGGATTGGACAATGATCTTAATGTCATCAAATCAGCAGAATCTGCCACTATGGATTGGACGAACTCAGGCTTTACTACGTTTAAGGGTTGGAGCTATAGTGGTAAGATTGCTGTAAATGGTAGTTGCACTTCAATTGTAGTTGCCAATAATGGTGAACCTAAGATTTGTGGCCTTCACATGGCTGGATCCAAAAACAATGAGGAAGTAGGAGCTAAAGGATATGCAATTCCAGTAACAAAGAAATCCATTAAGTCATGGGTGAAAGCTTTGGAGTGTAAAGTTATGCCATTGGCACAATCAAATGTAGATGAAGATGGAAATATTGTTATACCCAATTCCAGTATGGGTGTAGTTGTGAAAAAATCTGAGGAGCTCCATCCTAAGAGTTTCTTTAAGTCGAACACGGGTTTCTTTGAACCATTAGGATCAACCAAAGAGAGACGTACGGCAGTTTCAAAAGTTAAACCCACAAAACTCTACACTGCTTATAAGAAACGTTTTGAGATTGATGATAGTTTTGGAAAACCGCCGATGGACCCAAATTGGGCTAGTTTCAATAAAGCAGCGAAAAACGCAATCAATCCTAGTCACTTCTGGTGCCCCGATCTTTTGAATAGGGCAGAAAAGAAGTTTAGTTCCCACTTAAAAGAGCCTGCAGCATCTTATCAGCGCTATTGCGATAAAAAGAAGCTAGTGGGTATTCGTGTACTGACTGATGACGAAAATCTCGCTGGAGTCCCAGGTAATAAATATTTGGATGCCGTTAAAATGGACACTAGCATTGGTTTCCCGTTGTTTGGGGCTAAGTCCAATTATGTCAAAAGGACTGATCACGAAGATAGAGTGTCGTATGAAATGGATGATTTAGTAAAGAAAGAAATCAAAATCATGGAAGATAAACTTCGGGAAGGTAAAAGGTGCTATCCTGTTGTGTCTGCGTGTTTGAAGGACGAAGTGTTACCGCGTACCAAGGAAGCTGCGCGTGTTTTTTACATCGCACAATTTGCATTTGGTTTTTTGATCCGCAAGTATTACTTGCCTATCGCGCGGTATATGGGTATGTACCCACTCCGCTCCATGTGTGCTGTAGGTATGAATGCTGTTGGACCTGAATGGAAGGAAATGGAAGACCACTTGCTTGAGTTTGGTCGGAATTTCGTCGCGTTGGATTATTCAAAGTTTGATGTTCGTATGAATTGTCAACTTACTCAAGCGGCATTACGTGTTATGGTGGAAATTGCGAGGGGTTTTTACTCTGAAGAAGAAATTCATATCATGACTATGATGATTACTGACATGACTCATCCCGTGATGGATTTCAATGGGTCTTTGGTAATGTTTTATTCAACCAATCCTTCTGGAAATAACGTTACTGTGCAAGTTAACTCTATTGTCAATGTGTTATATCATATGATGGCTTTTGAGAAGCTTGATGGACGAGATTTCTTTAATCATGTCCGTCTTATGACCTACGGTGACG